GTAGGACCTACAAGTTGATTGTGTGTTGTGACAGTTGCAAAATTATCTGTTGTTTTATATATCTGTTCGTCTCTTGCTAAAATAATTGTATCGTCAACTTCTACCATGCTTTGAAATGTTTCTGTACTTGCATGTGCAGCTACAGCTTCTGTTTCTTTATGTAAACATAAACTATATGCGTCACCTTTTTCTCCTGCATTCTTAAATACATCTACACCTTTGCTATCGAAAAATCTTCTAAAATCATTAGGTGCTGCATTTCTACCATGTGCCTGGTCTAATCCTGCACCGCCAGTAAAATCTGATCTTGCATAAGTTTGACCAAACTCTGCTCTAAATTCTTCTGGTGTTTGTGCTGTGTTAATTTGTTGCGCAGCTAATGGTGCAGTTGTAACACTAAGTTCTCTACCTGGTGCTACAGCAAGTCTAAGTAGTAAGTCTGTAGTACCGTCTGATATTTGTGCCTGGTATCCCCATGCTAATGCCCTGTCGACATTTGATGTATTTGGTATAGGCATTAGGTAAAACTAATTCCGTAAAGTTCTACACCTTGTGGGAATCTTGATCTCTGTTCTCTTCTCGCTCTGTCTAATAACACTCCGTAATATCTTAATAAAGCATTACGCAATCTTTCACCAGAACCTACAGGTATACCTCTTTGTTCTAAGTTTTCTGTTATAAAGTCTTGTGTTGTAACATCAACATCTAGTTCTGATAGTAACTGTGCTATAGCACCAACCATAACAATTTGTTCATGAAAATCTTCTAGACCTGATGTAGTGTTTAGATCTGTTGCTTCTGTTGTTGGTCTTGTAAATTTAGAAGCAAATACAACAAATACACTTTTACCTGATGTAGGTGCTGATGGAAACTGTACAGCACATTCTGTTGATGATGGTGTGAAATCTGTAAGTAGTTCTAGTGCTACGTCACTATATACAGTTGTAGTAGAACCCGCAGTAGAGTTATCTATTTTTGCTTGTAATATTCTTTGTGTACCTGCAGGCATTTCTACAAATTGTGTAGATGAAGTTGTTAATGTTGTTTTCTTTACTGCATAAAGTGCAGGAAATAATCCTATAACTTGATCTCCAATAGCATTAGCTACGTTAATTCTAGGATATTTAGGTTTAATAATTATATCTGTACCAGTCGCATGTTCAGCAGCTGTAGAACCTAATCTACCACGTTCTACTGTAAGTGTTCTGGCAACAGTGTTAATGTTTTCAACCATGATAAGTTCTTGACCTATCTCTATAACAGAACCTGCACCAATTAATTCTTCTTCTTCCGGTGTTAATAAACCTGCTTGATATGTAATAGAAGTAGCAGAAGCCGTAAGACCTGTGCCACCTGTAATACTATCTGTATTAGAAACCTGTGTAAGAGGTTCTTGTTCCTCTACAGGTCTAAGGTATTCTCTATAAGTTCTGTCTATAAGTTGACCAAACGTTGACATGGTACTCCTTAAGCAGTTCTAAATAATAATTTAATTTTTCTGTCAGCAGCTTCTGTTGATCCAGATGTGATTCTTAAAAAACCTCCGCCTGCAAAAGCCCAACCACTAGGATCGATTCTTATTGCGTCGCCTGCACTTACTGTGTAGGATACTTCGGTACCGTCTGTTTCTTTAACATCTACAAAGTTTGTTCCATCGACTGAATAGTCAAATGTAACAGCTGTACCTGTCATAGCGGACGGGAATACTATACCGCAAAGTAACATGTTATCACAATTAACTGCGATACTGTTGCTTGCGTCTTCTGATATATCAATTAAAGCTACTTCGCTTTTTGTTCTTCCGTACATTGTGTCCTTATTTTAACATACTCCAAAGACCGCTACGTTTATATAGCGGTCTTGGAATAATCTAATTAGTTGGATTAACCAACTACGTTGTCAATTGCACAGTGATATTGTTGAGGTCCGAAATCGAACGCCATTTCCATATATACTGCTTTTGCAATTCTTGCTTGATCGTTTTGATCTAAGTCTCTAACAAACATAGTTCCGAAACCTGGAATGTTAAGGAATACTGGTTTGACAAAGCTAAGGTCAACGATAAATGCTTGCTTAGAACCGGCAATGGTTCCTGCAGGCAAGTAGTCAGATAATGCGAGACCTAATGAACCGAATGGTGTAACGATTGTATCAATGTCAACACCTCCGACATTTCTGTCTCTTGGTAGGATTCCGTAATTAACAGATCCGACTGTTGCTTTAACTAATTCTTTGTTTAGATCCAACAACATTGTTGGGCTAACGAAAAGAACTGGTTGTCTCATTGGCGCACCTGCGTCATAAAGAGTTTTCATTGCAGAAGCAATGATGTCCCAGTTGATTTTTTGTGCGGCAGGAGAACCTGCACCGTCGTCGTTATTTACAGAGTTACCGCCTGATAGATCTTGATGTGCTTTAAGACCTCTCATTTGACGATCACCTGATGTTCCGTCGTTGTATGTTCCATTAAATGCTTGGAACTCAACCTTCTTAGCTACTGTTTCCAGTACTAATTCCATCTGATAAGCTAACTCATCAGAGATTGCGTTATTACCCTCTAAAGATAATGCAGGATCGGAGTTCTTGTAGTTTCCAGATAATTGGAAAGGTACGATTTCACCAGACGCAGCTTGTGCTGTATAAGATACTTGTGCTGCTTCGTGGAAAATCTGAAGAACGCCCTGTTGTGCGCTTCTGTTTCTACCTGAATAGTTAGGTGAACCACCTTCGTCATCAGGAGTAACGGAAGTAACAACTGCATTGTCTTGTGTTTGAAACTGGAAGAATGTGCTATTAATAGCATTTCCGCCGTTCAAACCACCTGCTGCTGCAAGGAGAGGAGTTCTATGTGGTGTTATTTTAAATAATTCACCAGTGAAGTTATTGATATCACTAGCGACTATCGGATTTGCACCTGATATTGCACCCATTTTATTTCCCTTCTAGACTTGCGTCTTGTTGTTTAGTTGCGTTTCTCTTGTTCTTGTAAAGCTAATTTTGCTCTAAGACTATCTCTTACTGACGTATTCGGATCAGAAATAATTTCATTAACACGTTCTGCCATGTCAGGATTTTTAATAGCTTGTGAATATTGCTGTATAGATTCTAGTTTTTGGTCACTCTCCATGATCTTCGCAGCAGCTACTTCGTTGTTCTGCTGTACTTCAGTATCAATATTGTAAGTTTCTTTTAACCATGCACCTAACTCTGCAGTATCTGGTTTACCATCATAAAGATCGTAAGCCATCTTACCTGTGCCAGAGTTGGGATCTAATCCAACATCTTTAAACAAAGAAGTCTTAACGACATTCTTAAGTTCTTTATTCTCTGCTTCTACAGATTTAAGTTTATCCCTTAAACCTTTTATGCCTTCGTTGTTTTCTGTGTTTTCCATTGTCTCGTTTTCTTGATTATCAGTCATTGATATTCTCCATTTCTCACACTATTACACTTAACTCCAATAAGGTGTGGTACATATTGGGAGTGATTACAGTATTTTATTACATGTTGAATGGGCGCTGTAACATCGCATACAACACCTCTACGAATTTATTACGTGGATCAGACGTAGGAACCTAATCCAGAGTTGTCGTTCTATTATTTATCTGGCGGAAACTGACCACGCCAGTACAATTATTATAACACATAAAATCACTGTTACGATAGTTTTTCCTTGTTGTGTTAATTTAATTTTATAAGCGTCATTCCAAAAAGTCCATGCCTTGTCAGATATAAAATGACCTTTTTTATTTCTAGCTCTTACCCATTTAAACATTAGACCTCCTCTAGTCCAGTTACACCTGCAGCAGTAACAGCAGCACCACCTTCTCTTGTAAATGCTGTTTGTGCTTCTGCTTCTAGTCTGTCTCTTATTTGATCTGCTACACCTGAACCGAATACTTCTGATTCAATAAATTCTGACAAACCAAATATATCTTCTCTACCTGTAAATCTTCTAGCTAATCTTTGTAGTCTTGGTAATTGTGTTTCAGCTCTAGCTGCTAACTGTTGCGCACCAGTACCTGTCAAACCTGCGCTAACTAATCTTGTAGCTTGCTCTGAAGATATGGCAAAATCTTGTTCTGCAAAAGCACCACCAATTTGTGATACATCTACACGTTGTTGAATAATTTCTTCTGATAAGTCTTCTGATATAAAACTAGCAAATATAGTTTCATCTGTTATGTCTTCTGTACTAGGAAACACATTAGGATAATTGTTAACATAGTATTGTTTTACTGCGTCGAACTGATTAAACAATGCGTTATAAGCTGTACTTAATCTATCTTCAAATGTTCTAGGTGACACATCATTCATAAATAATGTTTCAATTTGTCCTTCAAAAAAGTCAGGATTTAAATTGTAATCTTGTAATAAGTTAGAATAATCTTCTCTTCTTTTTATATAATCTAACTCTGGTGTAGGAGATTCTGAACGTATAGTTACACCATCTTCTCTAAATATACCTGGAAACTTGTCTTTGTATGCTTGTGTAGTTCTTACAGATCTTATTGCTTCTTGTTCATCACCACCGTTTGTATTAAATTCATCTATAAATTTTGTTATAAGTTCATCGCCTAACCATGAATAATTTTCTTTTGCAAATGTTAAACCATCAAAGTCTTCTACAGGATCACCAGGAATTATTATTTGTTGTCCAGGAGGAGGAGGTGGTGGTTGATTGTTAGCTAAATTTTGTAGACGTAATTGCTCTAATCTTAAACGTTCTGCTTCTTGTGCAAGTCTTCTTGCTTCTGCTTCATTAGCTGCGTTTTGTGCAGCAATCCTTGCAGCTTCTGCTTCTCTTGCTGCTGCTGCTTCTGCGTCTTGTAATGCTTGTGCTGCTGCAGCTTCTTCTTGCGCTCTTAATGCTGCTGCTTGTCTATCGGCTTCTTGTTGTGCTATAAACTCTCTACGTCTTCTTGCAGCTTGTACTGCTTCACTTTGTGCTGCTTCTTCTCTAATAGCACCTATATCATCATCAGCACTTAGCTCTCTATCGCCAGTCAATACAGGATTTGTAGGTGGTCTATATTGTCTCTCTATTTCTAAAAATCTTTGTAATATACTCATTAGAATCTACTATTTCCTGTAGCTCTTTGACCTGCTTTACCTAGTACGCTTGTCATTCTTGCTTCTAAAGTATCTCTGTACTTTTGTGTACCTAGTTTTGCTGCAGCTGCAAATGCTATATCTTCACGTTCTTTGACATCATTTGTTGCTAAAAACTTTTGCCATTCGTTTGTAGTTTCATCAGCTCTTTGTCCTGTAATACCAATCCATTCACTTCTAAAAGCACCCGCAGCAGTTTCATAACTTTTAACATTAGTACCTTTAAATTGTGAATATTTATTTTGAAATGCACCTTCTAATTCTGGTATAAATACTTCGTTATACCACGCAGGATTTGCTTGACCTTCTTGTAGTATTGCTTCTAAATCATAGTTCTCACTAGCACCAGGTCCTATTTTTTGATCAATTGTTTTTGCTAATTCATTTGTAGCTAAAATAGTATCGAAACTTTGTCCTGTAAGAACTGCTTGTACTTCTGGACTAATTGTATATCTAATACGATCATTGACCATTTTGTCTAGTATTCTTCCTAGTTCTTGATCATCAGGTATAACACCTGTGTTTACTAACTTAGTAAGACCTGCAACAACATCTGGATTAATTGTTTGCACACCTCTTGCAATCATGCCATCAACAATAGTTTGTTGTGCATTTAAAGATTTTTGTGCGTATTGTGCAGGATCACTTGCAAATAATTCTGCCGCTGCTCTCTCTTGAGGTGTATGTGTTTGCCACCATGTAGTACGTTCTAAATCTGCTGCTCGTACTTGTTGTCCTTCTAACGCTGCTTCTATTGCTATTGCTAAAAAATCTAATCTACCATCATCAGTCTCTGATAATATCCATTCACTATATTTGGATTCTTCCATAAGTGCATTTACAAGATGATCATAAGGTTGTGCGCCTGGTTCTGCTGTGTTAAATAATAACTGGCTAGCATTACCAAAATAAAAACTATTGTTATATTCTTCTCCTGTAATATCTGAAGTACCTTCTACAATATTGTAATTACTATCAACAACAACATTTGCTACTAAATCCCCACTAGCTGTTTTATCCTTTATAACGTTATAATCTGTTATATCATAACGCCATGTAAAAGCACCTGCGGCACCTTCAAATTCAGGTAATTGTGCTACTAAATAAAATTTACTACCAAATTCTGTTATCTCTTCCCATATCTCAAAATCTTTAGATATAGTATTTATTAATTTATTTTCTGATTTCTCTACTACTGGCATTTACTTTGTAAACTTTCCACTAAATGTTCTTCTTATTCTATCATACATTGGATCCTCAACCTTCTCTTCTACTGGTTTTGGTTGAACCAATGTTTTGTTCAATTTATCCTTAGTTGTTGGTACATAGCCAAAACCTGTAACCATACCAGTTTCAGCAGCACCTTCTATAACTTCTCCTGTTTTTTTAATAATTATATCTGTAGGTGTAATCTTCTCTGCGTTTTCTAACTGCTCGTTTATATAATTCCAATCAGGTGTATATTCTTCTCTGTTAATTTTTGCACCGTATGGCTCTGCCATTGTGTTGTACATATCAATCATATAGTTTGTAGCAAGTTTTTCTAGCTCTGGTTTTGCTGCAACAAGTCCGTAAAACAATAAAACACCTGTTTCATATATATCTAACAACTCACCTGCACCAGAAAATGTTGTCCATTTTACTGTCATTTCTGCTAATTTTTTCTTTAATCTAGTTTTAACAACTTTTTCTATTGGTAATTTATTTACTACTTCATCTGTTTTATCTAGAAACATTCCAGTCATATCTTGTAGTTCTTTAGCTTGTTCTGCTGAAATTCTTTGATTACCATTAGCAAAATTTTCTATATCATTTAAATCATAAAACTGTGCTTTTGTTTCATCATCAGCAAGATCACCTATTAAACCTTTTGCGTCATCAGACAATCCTGATATATCCATAGGTCCTTCTTCTACTATTCCTAATTCTCTTGCTAGATCAAGTAAATCTTCGTCACCTAGATCTTTTGGTGAATCAGGTATTTCTGCATTAGGATCTAATCCGCCTAACCTTCTAGGATCATTAGCTTTGTCTATTTGTTCAATATCATCTAGTAATGCTGCTCTCTCTTCATCTGTTAAATCTAAACTATCACCTTCATCTAAAAATTTTTCTGTCATTGCGTCACCGTCAGATAAATCATTTTCTTCAAGTCCTAAATCTGCAATGTCATCATCTGTTATTTCTGCTTGACCTTCTGTTACTAATTTCTCAAAGTCTGCTTTATCTTCTCTGTATTTTTCTATCATACGTTTATCTTCATCAGATAAATCTGTTTCATCTAAATTATCTGGAAGTGCATTAGACAATGCGTCCATAGCGCCTGACTGATTTACTTCTGGATCAGCTTTAAATAATTCACCAACATCATCTGGTGCTGACATATCAAACTCACTGTCTAGTGTTAAATCAATAATATTAAAATTATCAAATTTTCTTTTTTCGTTTACTTCTAATATAAAATCTTGGTTACGTTTTTTGTTTTCTTTAACAATTTCTGCAAGTTTCATGTGATCGTCACGACCTTTACCTACAGTAAATTCTGCTGCTTTACCACGACCATAGCTATCAAATATCCATTCTGCGTGACCAAATGCAAGATCTACTTTGCCACTTACAATATCATCTATATTTATAAACTGTGCTGACAAAGCGTCATCTGCTGCTATAGGTACAAAGTCACCATCTACTATAAATACTTTGCCATAAACATCTACACCTTTACCTGCTCTTGCGTCCCAATCAAATCTGTCTAATTTAGGTTCTAAGTCAAAACTATTTACAATATCTGACTCTTGTAAACCAACTTCTTCTAATGCTTCTCTACCAATAAAATCTTCTAGTGTATCCATACCTTCTTCGTATATACCACCTGGTAATGCAAATCCACCTTGATGTGGTCCTCTTTTTCTTTTAATAAGCAATACATCAAAATCACCTAAGTTATTTCTTTTTCTTATTATTACTGCGTCACCAGTAACTTGTTTATCTGCAAATTTTTTGTACGTAAAATCATTTGTAACTTCATTTACTTCAGGAGAAAAATCAGGATTATAATATGGATCGTCTTTTGGATCTCTTGCCATTAGTCCCTCTTTACCATCTTAGATATTTGATCACCTAGTAATCCATACTTACCTTCTGCTTTAGGACCACCAGGTATTATGCCAAAAAATTGTTTAACAATAGTTTGGAAAGATTTAAATACTTCTTCTACGTCATCTTCTATAAATGTTTTTTTTGCTAACGCTTCACGTTGTTTTCTTCTACGTTCATCTTCTAAAGGTGTTTCGTTATCTTCAACCTTAGGTGTTGTAGTTGTTGTAGTGCTAGGAATTGTAGAAGTTGTAGTAGATGTAGTAGTTGTTGTAGGTTGTGGCTCTGTTTGTAAATACTCTATTTCATCGTTTATTCTTATTGTTAAACCTTCTTTTACATTTTTGTCTGATCCACTAATACTATCTAACATAAGCACAGCAAGTTTTCCATAATCTTTATTAGCTGCTGCTTTGTAAAAAGATTCATTTGCTACAGCGCTACCTCTATTAAATGTTGCAATTACCATGTAATCATAAGCTCTTTGATCTAATGTAATACCATAATTATTCATACGATTTCTTACTCTTAACTCGTGTTCTTTTAAATCATTTAGTAATAATTGTTCAGCTTGTTCTATTGTTATTTTTGTGCCTGGTTTTACTGGAGTACCAGATGATCTACCTGTATGACCATAACCAATAGTTTGCACACCTGTACCGTCGTCGTATGCTTCTAATTCTAATTTTTCTTTATTTTTTAAAAATTCAATACCTTCAGGAGATATTGTCATATCTTGTTCGCTAACCACTAGCCAACCTGGACATAGTGTCGAGAGTAGTAAACAAGTAGCTAAGATCATTACGTTCCTTTTCAGCTTTTTCCATTGCTGCTGATTCTGCACCAAATAAGCCGTCAGCGTATTCTTCTAGACTAGCAGTCGGTGTCTCTGGAACAGTAAGGTTTTTATCTGCACCTGGAAACATACGTTGCGCTAAATCATAATTCTTGTTAAAATCTGCAACTGCTGTTTCGTAGTTCTTACTACTAGATACATAAAAATCTGATAAAGCAACCATCTCTGCTTCTGACAATTCTCTGTCAATACCTATAGAACGTAATGCACCATCTATCTCTGTCTTTATAGCTGATGGACTAGGTTCTACAAACACTTTAGGTAGTAAAGGTGGTCGTTTATATAATCTATCTTTTTCTGCTGCAAGGTGTGTACCTATATCTGCTAACTCATAATTAGCATTTGTCATAGCTGATAACATAGCTGATTGACTTGCTGATCCCCAACTACCTTGCTCAAAAAACCAATCATCATAACTTAAATATCCTGCTTGTAATAAATCTGTTTGTACAGCTAATCTCTCTTGTGGCAACATGTTAAAACCTATTTGTATATGATCTTGATTACCATATCTATTTTTTACATCTTCTTCTGTAAGTGTTATTGTTTCTGCTGCCATGTCACTAGGTGTAAGTTCTCTGCCTTCTTCAAACACTGCTGCTAAATCAGGATTCTTATATACAGAATATCCTGGTGTAATACCACCAAACAAACCATAATTACCAGAAAACGCACTTTGTCCTAATAAAGATTCTTTTGCTTGATTTACTATTGCTGCTTCTTGACTCTGTATTACTGTGTATCCACCTTCTAATTGACCTTCTGATATTTGTACAAATTCACTATCTGTTACAACTTTTTGTTCTACTTCTCCTGTAGCATTATTAATTATTGATATAGCACCGCCTGCTTCTTTTACAGTCTTGTATGTTTTATCACTTATGTCTTTAACTCTATCGTTATACTCACCACTAAATTCATAATTGCCTGCTTCACCTGACATAATAGGTTCATATAAAACTGTAGGTTCTGCTCTAAATCCTTGCTTAGGTACTTTTGTTCTACCAGGTTCTACATCTCTAAATATTTGCATAGTATCTTCTGGATTGTCATAGTTCTTTTTATATCTGTCATACTCATCTGTAGAAAACATAACAACACCTTTACCGCCACCAGGTTTTACTAATGCACCTATTTGTCCTGTAGAGTCATACCATTCGTCTAACTTATCAACAAGATAATTAAAATAATCTTCTGGTTCATCTGCTGCTATAACACCTGCAGATACGTCCATACCTTTTAGTATTTCTGTTCTTATGTTCATTGGTGTATTAACTAACCATGTTTCGTACATACCAGGAGAATATCCTGCAGGAGATCCTTCTAGTTCGGTTGCAGATATTGCGTCATTTAGTGCATTTGTGAAAACTGTTTTTGTTACATTGGTCATACCTAAACCAGATACAGAATCTTGTGATTGTGCTGTATCGTATATCTTCAATGCAGTATTTACTTTTGCAATAAATAAAGAATCAGATATCTCTTCTTTAACATAGGCATTTAATTCTTTTACAAATGGATCAGTCTCTACTAATTGCCTTTGCGCAATAATACTGTCTACTATCGACTGTTTATATTCTTCTGTCACGCTTCTCCCTGCTGCACATTACTAATGTTTGTTGTAGGTAAATATGTACCGTATTCAACCATTGTATCATAATCGTACTCTAAATCCTCTAAGAACTGTGTCCTCTCTTGGAATAATGGTAACAGTAGATTTTGTGCAATAACATAAAAATCATCATTAGATACTGATATTTGTCCTATGAAATCTCTAAGTTGTTGTCTTTCAACTAACATTGTACGTGATGTACGCCAACCGTTAGATGATAAACCTCTACCTAATGATTTCTTCTCTAGTATTCCTATATAATCTAACACTTGTGCAACAGCTTTACCTGTTTCTGTTTTACGTAATTTAGGACTATCTTCCCACCTTTTTAATTCTTCAAACTGTGCGTCTAATGTACCACGTTGTGGTAAACCAGGTATTGTTGTATCGAATCCTGGATACTTTTGTGCAGCTATATTTCTTTTAAGTGACAACAATCTAGATCTTTGTTTAGCTTGGTATGGATCTGTAATATCAAATTGTGTTAAAGTAGAAATTCTCTCTTCTTCCATAAAAAACTCACCTAATCTTTGGTTACGTGTTGCTAACCATTCTTCTGGTGTAAGTGGTTCTCTTTGCTCGTTATATATAGTTCTTGTATATGCTTCATAATCAAATGGACCACCACCACCATTTGGAACTGCATAAAATGCTGTAAGTGAATAATCTTCAAATAACTCTGGATTTTCTTTTTCAAACTGTACACCACGTTCATCTACTGGTCTTGGTTCTACAACTACAGATTTAGGTGTAGCTATATCTAATGGATTAAAACCAAACTCATCTATAAAATATTTTGTAGCAGAATAGTTATCACCAGGTGCAAATAAAAATTGACCTGTAACTGGATCTTTAGGTGGTGTCTCTATAAGTTCTCTGTATCTATCTGCAAGTATTTGTAAAGAATATACTTGACCTGCATTCTTAGGATCGCCTATATCAAATCTAGGATTTAATCCTGTAGGACCTACAAACTGTGAAAACATTTTTATTAGAGTCAAACCTTTACCAATGCTTCTAGATTTCTCTAGTAATCTTTGTTGTGCTTCTGGTGTCATATCATCTTCACCATTTGCTTTTAGTACTCTATATACATCAATAGTTGTATTACTTGCAATACGTGATAACTCACCTGGAGGTGCGTCTTCGTTAAACATAAAAGCAGCACGTACACCGTTCTTTAACCATGACGGTACACCTGCTTCTTGTATTAAATCGCCTGGTGTTTTAACTGTAGGTAGACCATAAGGAAATAAAAACTTTTGTGTCTCTGTAAATTTAGGAGTACCTTCTAAAAAGAATGCTGCAGGTATAGCAGCTGTAGGACCAATACCTGGTACAACTTCTAATGCAATGTTAAGAGAACCTGCATAACCTGGTAATCTTACTCCTACATTTCTATCTTGACCAAATATAGCGTCTGATACTAAATCATCTACCATTGGATAATAAAATATTTCTTCTCCTGTAACTTCATCTTCTGATAAAAACCCTTCACCTTCTACAGGACTAAATGGATTTTCGTCACGTGCAGCATTAACTGTTACTTGACCTCTTCTTACAATCTCTGGATTCTCTTTAAGTAACTTAGCCCATGTAGATAATATTTCTACGTATGCTTCACCAAATGGAAATATACCTCTTAAATTGTAAGTAATCTTACTACGCTTACTTAGATCGTATAACAAACCTTGTAGTTCTTCTAGTGCTATAGCTTTTGCAAAGTTATCTACATACTCTGCGTCTATAAAATTATTATCAAAACCTGAAGCTACACCTAATTCATCTATTGCAGCATTACGTGTTTTTATTCCATCATTCATCTCATCTATTAGAGATTCTTTTTGTGCAAGTAAATCATCAACTATATCGTCATCAGCTTTGTTTATTTGATCATCTATATCGTCAATAAGTTTTTGTTGTTTTCTTTTATAAATAGAAACATCTTGTTGTGCCTTTTGTATATCTTTTGTGTTGTCTATATACTTTGTACCTTGCTTTGCGTCTGCAGCATTAAGTTCTGCAACTCTTCGTTCAAATAAATCTAAATTAATTTCTGTATCTCTTTTACGTAACTTAACACTTGGTAAACCTATGTCTGCTTTTATACTTGCTAATAGGTTTTCGTCAGGTATATTAGATTTTCTAGCACCACTTACTTTTATAGTCTTGCCACCTTGTCTGTATGACTTACCTTCTAACAATACTGTACGCATTGCAGGAGTCATTCTTGGCAATAAATCATAAATAGCACGCCAATATGCTTGTCTAAATACAGGTGACCTAGAAGCATTATCTGTTCTTTGTCCCATGATCTCATCAAACATTTTATTAACAAATCTCTCTATCCATTTTGTATCATCTAATACTGTGCCATCAAGTGGTGCAGTAACAAATTGTGGTAAATCCTCTATGTAATTATTTAGTATTGAGTCATAGTATGTGTTAGCTGCTTTACGCATACTCTTGTCATCTAGTTTTGTAAAACCTTTACCAAATATTTTGTACAAATCTTCTAGTGTTTCTATGCCATCTAAACCATTACCTTCTTTAATAAGATACATAGTCTTGCCGCCATGCTCTACAGAACTAGCTGCATTTTTTATTTGTGCAGGTGTAAGTAAAGCAGAGTCAGTCCATACACCATCAGTTGCTTCTGTTGCAATATGTTTTAGTTTTCCTGTTGTAAGTAGGTTATATAGATCTTCATTACGTGGTTTATCTATACGTAATGGAAATGGATTTTTACTAAAATCTATATCTTCAAACTCTAACTTGTTCATAAGATCTTCTAATATTGTTACGTCTTCGTCAAATGCACCACCTGCAGCTTGATGAAGTCTTGCTTCTATAGATTTAGCATAAGCATATCTACCACCTGCTGTAGACATAACATCTTCGTATCTTTGACCACCTTTTGCATACTCTTCTATAACAGCTTTTGCTTTTTGTGACTTACCTTCTACCCATTCTTTTAGTGCATTTTGTCTAGCTTTAGGATTAGATTTGTTTTTAAATAATAAAGTAAACAGATCATCTTGATATAGTTTTGCTGTTTCATTAGTCCAACTTCTTACAAACTTATTACCACTAGCTTTGTCGCCTGTAGTTAATCCACGTATAGCGTCATCTTTATCTAATATGTCATAATCATGTGGTCCTGCTTTTTTACGTCTACCTTGTTGTCTTCTTTGATTACGTTGCGCACCACCAAACAACTCATCGTTGTTATTAGAGCCACGCATACGTGAAGAACCTTGTTGCCACTCTAAACTTTCATCTAATGGATTACCTAGCAAATCTTTAAACTCTACATCTTTTTGTGTCCAACGTTTTGCTTGTGCAGCTTCTTTACCTGCACCTGTAGCTTTTGCTACACCTAAAGATATTATTGATAATGGTCTAGAAAATATGTTGTCGTAACCTCTAGTAAACATACGTAGCTGTTCTTCACCTACAACACGTAATAACCATGCACCACGTAACAATACAGCAGGTTTCCAAAACTCTGTGTAGTACCAATCAACTGATCTTCCTGCAATACCTTTTTGCATTTTCTTAGGATATTTAGCTAAGAAATCATCAAATGCTTTTGTGCCGCCCATTTTATTTCTTAGTATTGCCATACTGTTCATAGCTTTTGCAAGTTGTCCTGCGTCTGGCATAGGTATAGTTCTATTAATAAATTCTGTTGTAAGGTGTGCGTCAGGTACTGAAGCCATCTTACCTTCTAGTACAATAGGTTTCATCTTCATACCTGGTTGTCTAACGTTATCACCTGTGTAACCATCTATAAAATATTTACGCATATCGTCAATTGTTTCTTCAAAAATACGCGTAAATGTTCTAGCGTCTTGTGCAGATACTCCACCGTTTTCTACTAAGTCTTTACCTGTTTCTTCCAACATAGATGTAGCTACTCTAAATAAACCTGATTGATCTCTGTTTTTTAGATTCATTGTTTCTTTTAATAATTTATCTTTTGTATTCCTATTAAGATCTGTTTGGTCTAACCATTTTTTAACTTGATCAAATGATTGTTGCATGTTTTCACTATCTAAATAACGTAATGGTAAGTCTTTTGTATAGGTTGCCATGATACGTGCAGATCTAGAATTGCTATCCATAAGTGCTAACTTAAATACTTTTTTAGCGCCAAACAAAGCACCAGTACCTGCAGGGACATTAGCACCTGTTATGGCTTCTGCTGTACCACCTAATATTTTACCTATTGCACCTACAGTAGGTCTTATATTTCCAAATGGCATATCTTTAAAACCTATAGATTTATCTAACAAATTAGCCATATCTAATATTTTTTCGTCTGCAGTTTTTGTAAAGTCTTGTGATACTCTCATAAATTCTTTTACAACACCAGGATCTTTTATACCTGTAATGTCCATAAATTTAGATTCTGATTCTATTTTTGATAAATACTTAACAAGTTTCATACCACCTGGATCTTTATTAAGATAATCTGTTACAGACTTAGGTGTAATAAAAGATAATCCCCAACCTCTGTTTACCATACCTATTTCAGCTAGCTCTGCTTTAGTCATCTTCTTTACATCTTCTACACTTTTACCTTTTAGCATTGCAATAAGATCATCACTAGCTCTAAGTGTTTTTCTACTCTTTGATACTGCTGCAGCACCTAATGTTAAGTAGTTTGCAGGATCTAAGAACAATGCTTTACCTGCGTCTAGTACGCCTGATATCGTGTTAAAAGCTGTTGTACCAGGTTCTGAAACGCCTAAGGCAACAGTTCTACCTAATGAGATAGGTGTCTGTACAGTCTCTCCTGTACCTAATGTTGTAGAAATATTAAACAAACCACTGTCTTCTTGCATGTTTCTATCTATCTCTGTGATAGCAGAACCTAATTGATTTTGTATTATGCTTTGCGCACGTTGTTCTTCAAAACCAGATTGTATAAGATATTTATATTCATCGTACATTTTGCTATTAGGATTGTTTGGATCAAATACATCTGACTGTGGTAATAATCCATCACCTAAATTTACTTCTTTACCTTGTGCTAAATTTTTAAATACTTGTTTAACTGTAGAACTACCAGATTGTTTATATGCGTCTGCAAATGATAAGTTTTCTGCATTATCACCTATTGTTGCAGCAATCATAGAGTTTAAAGGTCTATCAACTGTTGTTCTATATAAATCTTCTAATGCTAGTAATCCAAACCTTACAGCACCTTTTAATGGATCAGATATTTTTTCTACAAGACTTTTTTTATTATGTTCTATTATTCTTTGAGATAATGTATTCAATACTTCTGATTCAGGTTTGACCTGCAACATTGTTAATGATGTTATAACATCTGGTGAAAAATTAGGATACAACTGTGATATTGCTGTAGCACGTGCAGCGTCTTCTTTATTTACAGCAGATTGCGCTCTTGTCCATTGAGTTTTTCTTTGTCGTAGCTCTTTGTATAAGTCTTGTTCAGACTTTGGATTGTCGTAATGAAAAACGCCCATTTTATCCGAATTGTTGTGGTGTTCGGTTTATCTTCTGTTCTGCAAATTGCAATAAACTTATTAATTCTTGTGATGGATTAATTTTTGCCATTGCTCTAATAAGCATTACATCATCAGGTTCTAACAATGTCGATGATTCTTCTGCCATTGTTGAAGGTGTATCTGCAGGTAATTCATCTTCTCCTGTAAATATTTCACCTATGCCTGGCGGCAATGGTTCTAATTGTTGTTGTGGTGCGCCTGTTGGTTGTGCAACAGTTGTACCTGGAGGTGTAATGTTACCTTGTCTTACTTGATTGACTAAAGCTGTTTCTTCACCTGCTGATTCAGTAATCATACCTCTAACGTCTTCTATAGTTGGTGCTTGACCATCTGTCCTTCTTGATAATTTACCAGGTCCACTTGTAGCTGCAGGTCTCTTTACTCCACCTCTTCTACCTCTAGACCTACTAGAATCCGTACTCATCAAAGTCCTCCTCATCTTGTATAGGTTGTCCAAAAAAAATAAGTAAACCGTTAGGTATGTATTGAACTACCATGCCTTGTGGCATAAAAGTAGCTACAGGTTCATCTCTATATATATCGTTTTCGTAATCTAGTATTTGTTCTGAAGATCTTTGCCATACATCAATTAAGGAGTTTTCGCATATATCTGCAAATTGCATATTTGTAATATCACGTTCGTATGGACTAGGCACCTGGAGGACCTCCTAATAATAATGAACGTATATCTGGAGTAGGACCTTGTGGTATTGGTAATTGTGCTTCTTGACCTAACAAGGCAGCTTCTGCTTCAGGAACTTCTGGTTCTTCTGCAGTATAAAATTTATCTAATATTGATTGCATAGAATTTGGATTTTTATATATCTGTACTAATGCCATCGTAGCTTTTGGATCACCATTACTTGCTTGAATTTTTAATGTCTCAAACAATGTACGCTCTGCTTCGTCTTTTAAGATTCTATCGTTTATCTTTTGTACATTGTCTAGTCCGTCCATGTTTTCTTGCAAAGTTTCTTTATCGATAATACCGGCTTGTAATAATTGTAAACCAGATACTATCTTTGTAGGTTCATCAAAACCTGCCATAACACCATAGATACGTCTTGTCTTGTACATACCTTGTATGTCGTTGCTTGGTGTGTATTGTTCTGCATAAGCAGTACCATCTATGTATCCTGCTAATGGTTTTTTAGTTTTTCCGTTAAGTGCTTCGTCCATCTCTAAACGTTTATAATCTAGCTCTTCCATAGCTCTTTTTAGTGATAGCTGATATTCTTTTACGTTTAGGTCAACTGAAGATAATAGTTCTTGTAATCCTCTACCAGTCACAAAACTGTTAGGTGATATAGCGTCATCACTTACTGGATAACTAGAACCAACTCTTAACTGACGTTCTATTCTGTCTATTTGTGTAAATAACTGATATGGAACATTGTTAGGTGGTTTAGCAACTTGTGAACCAGGTGTTAAGTAATTGACTGCAAATCTACCACGTTTGTAGTTCCCGCTCTCTAATTCACCAATAATGTTCGTTTCAGTAAATACACTGTCTTCCATAGCAATTATTGACAAAACATTAATTTTTGCCATAGCTGCCATCAAACCTAATACATGGTCATATTGACCTGTAAGTCTATCAAAACTAAATCTTTTAGATATTACAAATCTTGGTCCTGATCTTAACGGATTAGGTGTGTAATCTAGTATTTGTTTTGTTTCTGGTAAAAATACGTATGTACCGTTCTCATCATAAAACTCTACGAGTTCTGTACCATCAGCAGTATGGTTATCCCAACTTCTTTGAAATTGATCTTGATATTTAAATTTGCTATAACCAGATGGAAAACCACTTGACTCGTCAACCATAACTTGTGCTTGTGGATACATTTGTTTGATAACAGCATTAGGTACTAAACGTATTAATGCTAATTCTTTTGGATCTTGGTCTGGTCCATAATATCCTGGAAAACAATCATAAGGATCACGTAGTTCTGCGTGTGGATATAAAACACCATCAGGTCCCATTTTTTGTCTAATGATCCATACACAAAAACCATAACCAGGTAACCATCTAGCTGCCTGTGGCATTTGTTGATCCATCTTAGAATGACCGTCTAAGCTAGTAACAATTCGTTCTAATTTTTCTGCTTTGTTTTTTGCTCTATCACTATCTGCGTATGCGTCCACTTTTATGTCTGGCATACGTCCTAATTTTTGTGCAAGGTGTTCTAGACCGGAATGTATAAGATTTGGTATTGGTAGGTCGGTGTCATAGTTTTTTGCACCATCACCTAGTAATGCAGATATACCATTAGAACCACCGTTCATAATAGAACGTACTCTGTCTCTATATTCGTAGTGTCCACTTTGTTCGTGCATACCACGAAGGTCATCTGTCTTTATTAATAATTCATCTGGGGTATACACCATTACCAAAAAACCTCGTTGTATTCGCTATTTTTATAATAACTATAACTAGGAGTATAGTCGCTCTCTGCTTCCGCTAACATCATTTTTACATTAGTACGTATACGTTTCATAGGGAACCAACTTGCCATAACTAAGTCAGTTTTTGTTTTTACATTACGTGAATTAGAAGCACCTGCTTGTGAAAAATATAAAAGCTGTTGTCTAAATATATTGACTTTACGTTTTGTTGCAGCGTCCCCCCATGCTAAATTTATCTTTTGGTTTTCATACATACCGACCATACTGGTTACACCAAATACAGGATCCCATTTATTTTTGTATGTCTGATGTCCTTCTATACGTACACCATGATTAGCTGCCCAAAATTTAATATCTCTATCTTGTCCAATAGCACGTTGGAATCCGTTTTCTTCTATGATCCAATGTGATAAGAAATACTTGTCATACCATTCCTTCATAAGGTCATGTGCTTTTTTAATACCACCACCTTGATCATTTTTTATATCTACCAACCATACTTGTTGTGTTTTTACATTGTATGCCCAAAGCACTGCTGCCTGGTATCCGGTACTTGCCGGATCGAGTCCTGCTATCAATGTAGTGTGTGGAGGTATGTCACCTAGTTTTCTAGATTTGTCTAAACAACTATCTACTGCTTCTGCTGTAAATAAACTCATGCCATCAGGTATAGCTTTATTTAGATATACCATTTCAAATATATTTCTACCACCTGTTGTCTCTGCTGCAGACAATTGTTCTAATAACCATTTATGACTTCTTTTTTCTGACCACAACATGTGTTTAGTATGATCAATAGTTTCGTCTTCTAGTGGTACTTCTAAGTCATGCGCTCTATCTATAATAGATTCCCATGCTCTGTTATCTAAGAGGTGATGGTATAAATCGTCGGGGTGCTGTCTTGATCCAATGCAGACCATTCCTGTGTGTTCCTCTTTACGTGATTGTAATGTTGTAGTCCACCAGTTTCTTGTGTTTTCTCTAGCACTTGGTTGCACAGTTGTTCCATGATCTTCGATGTCGTCTGCAATAATAAGGTCTGCGTCTCTGGAAAGGATCTTACCTCCTTTTCCAATTGCGACAAGAGTTGGCGACTTAATACCAGAGACTGTTCTAGTTGCAACAGTAAATTGACTGGACGACCAACTTTTTCCTGAACGATTAGCAGGTCTAAATCCGTCCCAATCTCCGTAATCTTGTATGAGTCCTTCATTGTTCTCCAAATGATCTAATACTGCACCAACACTGTTTTTGGCAATATCTTCGTTACCACCACACCACATGATACGTATATTTGGATTTTTACAAATCATGTATACGCAAAAGTGTGTTAACAAATCTGTCTTACCATGTCTAGGTGGAGACAAGATCATCAACCTTTTTCCATGTTGTATAGTATCTAAGATAGCAGAAATCCACTTCCTTTGGAACTCTGGAGTTTCATATTTTTTATTTTGTTCTGTTAAGAAATACTCATCTCTAAACTTTACGAAGTCGTCTACGTCGGCTTCCTGTATCTCCCCCACTGTTGCTGTAGATCGTTTTTCGTATTCGGCTTCTTTTGCTTTATCTTCTAGATACGCTGCCATAGCTCGACTCACTGTTGCAGGACTGCAGGATAGTATATCCGATACCTGTTTTTTCGTCTTGTCCCCATTTAAGATATCGTCAAAAAAATTTTTTTTCTTCATAATGGCGTAGTAATCTCCTCTACGCTTCTGTACTTGTTCATCTACTTCTTTTATTTGTTGAAAATCCTCCGTAGATTTACTAGCTCTATATGCTCTCTTCTTAGTACGTTCTGAACACTTGTTACTACAGTATTTTCTACGACCTTCTGGTAATGGAACGGTGCAGTCTCCCGCTGTACAAAGTGTGTTTTTTTGTTTGTTTGACATATCTCTATGCTATAGTGTACCATAGTGGAACAAGCAATGTGTGCTTCCTGCCTATACAAAGCATACATGTTCAGGAATCGTTATCGATAGGTTAGACTAGCAGGACTGCCTTAGTCGTCCGTTGAGGGACCTTCCTCACATTTTATTTATTAGATACGAGAGAGAAGCAAAAACTGATCACTACACTTAATAAACTGGTTTGGGTTGGGAGTGACACAGGGTTAGCTATACTACTACGGACTACAACGGCTCTAAAAAACAAGAATTAGTGCGAAGCACTATATCTAGTGTTTTCACACCAACAGTACCACATATTGTGGTACAATGTCCACTGGGGGTGTTACTAGATCGCAGTTAGCTGTTTGTTCCTAATTAACTAACTCAACGCAGGTGCAACTCCATATACATTTCCACACACCGCCGGTTTAGGTATGGGGGTAAATATATACGTTATAACATAGGGCGGGGGTATTCTGTCGCGTTGTGTCGTGTAGTGTCCGCTCTTTGTGTAGTCCTGGACTGTTATGCGTTCGCCATACAGACGGAGTACTATTCTTTAAATCCGGATAGGTACGGCTTGCAGCTGCACATTAAAAAAAACTCTTCTGATCCATAGAGTGAAGCGTGCGGCTTTGGTCAATAAGAGAATGAGAAAACCGCCGAAGACATCGGGCGGATACTTGCGGCGGCTTCTCTTTAGTACGTAATTACAAGGGAGTAATTACAAATTTCTTTTATTTAAAATATATCCTTCCCGGTCTTCTTCTCCTACTCCTTCGATACCTTCAAACAATGTAGAAGATAGATTATAAACCGTATGAAATACCATATCCATTCCAGTTCCATTTACTTTAATAACATGCTCATAGAATGAATTAGTCGGCGGCTCTTTGCCTTCTAGAATCATGTGTGCATTGTAAGTAATATTAACTATTTCTTTACGGTCATTTACTGCAAATAATGAGATTTGGCGATTCATTCCGTTAGCGCTTACACGTCTAACTAATCCGTAAACAAATACTTTTTCTGTGTTTACTGTATCCCGTGCGCTCTTGATAATCTGCCCGTCTCGGCTCTCGTTTATGTGGTCTTTTAACGTCTTGCCGTTCCATGTCCATTCGTTTAGCTTCTCGTCAAATATTTGAGTTTCAAACTTAATACCGTAAAGAGTATTAAATAACCTAATTTTGCTTATTTCTATTTCATATTGTTTTTTATTTAATTTTGTTTTTGCCATGTTATTTTCCTTCCTTAAAATATAGCTCGGTCTTCTGATTCGAAATAGTGTAAATAGATTCTGTTAATCTGTTAAGCTGCTTCTCTATTTCGTTGCTTGTTTTATCATCGATGTGATGATTATAAAAAGCACTGTGAAAACGTTTAACCGCGTACTCAATGCCCTTATGTTGTCCTTGTATTAGTAATGGTTTCATAATTATTATCTCCTTCTCCTCTAATTATAACTAAATAAGCAGCAATAACAACCTTTTAACCATCTAATATATTTTTGATACCGTAATAAATAAAACCTCCTAACAATGCAGCTGCACCGATAAAAGATAAATTAATTAGTATTTCGCTCATGCTTTTTCCTTGCTTCTTCTTGTTCTCTTCTCTTCTGTCTTATTCTTCTAATTTTTTCCTGGTTCTTTTTGTGTGCCTGGTAATTCTTATAATTGTATTTAGTCATGATCCTTCCAATGTTTTGTTCGATTTTAGATACCAATACGACTTTAGCTTACCTTCTCTACAATGAACTCACTGCCATCAACTAACTTACCGTTGTCATCAGATTCATTAACTTTTGTAATAGCTTCTTCTTCACTGTTAGCTTCTACTGTATGCACGTATGTTATAGATTCAAATACTTTAAAGGTTATCACTTACTAACACCTCCTTACCTTCATGACTAACTTCTGATACGTAATAGCAGAATCTATCTACTACACCTACACCGGAGGTTAAGTATGGTTTATCGTCTTCATCATAACGTTCAGTCCATACTGTATTTGGTTCAGCATGCTTCATCATTATGTCATAGTCTTCTTTATTTGTATCGAACCAGGAGTATGCAGGTGAACCATCAAGATTAACGTACTGTCTTCCTTCTCCCGCCGCTTCTATTACACGTGGCTTGTACTTCTTCTTCCATTCCTTATAACTAATTTCTTCTATCATGCGGTCTCCATGTTGTGTATCGGGCAATAACACTCATCGAAAATAGTTCCTTCCTGGCAAACAATATCACTATCGTATCGAATTGGATAATCATTCTCCATTAAGAATCGCATGAAGCGTTCTGTCATGCTATGTATGTATTGTAATAATAATTCCTTCATCATTTTTCCTTCCTTAAGTTATAGTTTATATCTTCAACTATTTCTAAGTGTGATTTTATAAACTTTTTTTCTGTCTGTAAAGCTCTTAATTTTTCCTCAATAAACAATCTCCGGTTATGCTGCGCCACTGCATATCCGAAGGTGAATCCTAAAATAAAACAGAAGAGACTTCCTATTGCAGTTAATGGTTCTAACATTATCTCCTTCCTCTTAATATAAATAAGTCGCTCTCTCCTATGTTGGTATCCATATCTATCCAGGTAAAACTACACCAATAATTTACAATCCTATATTTAATTAACCAATAAATTAATGTTGGTAAGTTATACCACTTAATGAATGTATCGTATGGTAAACCATTGGTATCATCAGTTCTAATTATCCAATAGTATTTACTCATCATCTTCATCTCCGAACTCCTCGTTCATCTTCTGGTCTACTCTGGCGAATGCTTCTGAATTTTCAAAATCTAATCCAGAAATTTCCTGTTCAAGATAATAAATTCTTTGCTCTAACTTGTAATGTTCATGCTCTAATTTTTTATATGCTTTATATATATCAGGCATTACACACTTCCTATCTGTTTTAAGTTATCGTTTACTGCATCGTATTTAAAGTTCTCGTTCAAATATGGACTATCCAACTCATAAAGAGTATTCTCTTCATCTATAACTATTACTTGATATATTTGCATTAGTCCTCCAACATTCCTATTACTTCTGATTTGCTATGTAATTGCATGCACATAGAACATATACCATTAGTCATACTTATTAATGGATAATATTCTTCACATAATCTACATTCATTATTTATACCTGGCATGATTCCTCCTCATTTAGTAATTCATTTAATAAAGTTATTCTTGCGTAGTGCCACACTAAATTATCTAATGGAGAAAAATCCCACTGTTTAATTTTTTTAAGCACTTCTTCAGCAGTCATGTCTACATATCCTAAAGTCATGTCTTTTTCACTATCATAATTAAATAATCCTTCATCTATATAATGTTGAAAATTCTTTTTCTCTAGTTCAATTTTTGTTTTTATATTAGGCATTATTTTTCCTCCACTAACTTTAATTTTTTTGAACTACTACTAATTATGTGTTGTCCATTACCATGCTCTTCAACCCACTGATATATGTGGTCTAGTGCAGAATAAGTTCCTCCACAATCCTCAGTAATTATATCTATCGTTAATCGCTCTATTAAATTAGGCATTATTACTCCTTCTATATTTGTTTGGTATTACAATATTTATTTCTTTAATAGTATCTATTGCAAATTGCAGTCCCGCATAGAATCCTATTTCCCATGATTCATTATCAGTTTCCTGTGCATTGGATATAGATTTCTCTTCAGGATATTGCTCTTGCCAATATTTTTCACTATCGTTCTGTCTATCTTCAAGTAGCTTTATTAGATCTTGCATTATACAACACCGACTTTAGATGAAGACTGCTTCAACCAGTCAAGTAGTTCAAAATCTAAGTCTTCAGTCCATCTACAACCCATAAGAATAGACTCTATGCTTTTAACATTATCTTTACGGAGTATATGTTCATGCGCGCCGCTACGATACTTACTCCATACATAGAACTTATTATCCATGTACTTAAATAACATTTTGCCGTCATAATTATTTATCTTGTTTATGTCATATACTTGCGACATATCAGCAATATTTTTTGCAGTCATGCCGAAGATGTTAGGTAATTCAATATCTTTATTATTAAATTCTTTTGGTTTAAACCATAAATTATTTAACGTATCAATATAACT